AATTGACTTTACCGATTGGGATTCCTTGCTAACTAGCCAATTGATTCCAGCGGCTAGAATCGAAAGCGAGAAGGCAAGCGGAATGCTTTACGTTCAACGTAATGTGACCATTTCAAACAACAAGAGAGACGAAAGGATTTATCCAATTGGGCCTTGGGTTTCAGATGTTACAACGGACGAAACCGAGATTGAAAATTACACTTACTCAGCTGGTTTTAATAACTCCAATCCTTTGCCACAAGACCTAAAAGTTGCAATGCTTAGAAGGATAGCGACCGATTTCGCGTATCGTCAAAACCTTATTACTGTTCAGGAACAATACGCACAAAAAAATAGCATTACGACTGAGTTGAAATATAGAGCCGATTTATTCGTTTAATTATGATAAACTTTGGATTATACGACCAAAAGGTTTCTTTTGTAAACTTTCAAGCGGTTAGCGACGGAGCTGGCGGTACTACGGTAACACCAACGACCACATTAACTACATTTGCGGCGGTTACACAAAGAAGGGGAAACAATGCGTTAGAGGCTGGCGAAATGGTCTTGCCAAACACATACGAGGTTCGAATTCAATTCCGCGCATCTTTTGTACCTAGCGAAAGTTTTCAAGTTTTATACCAATCAAAGTATCACAAAATTACTGGCGTACAACTTGACCAACAAAGACAACACAAGGAATACATTATTACAATGGTTGGAGTATGAGCGTAAAGGTAAAAGGATTAGACGCAGCTTTAAAGGACTTGGACAAGCAAGAGGATATTGTTATTGAGGCCGTAAAAGATATTTTAGCAAATACTGCAACCGATATTGAACGACAAGCAGTTGCGGCAGCTCCTACAAATTGGGAAGGCGAGCCGCTAAACATTAAACAAAGAATTTATAAGGATACAGAAAACGCTGGTTTAACCTTTCTTGTTGGAGTTAAAGTAGGCGACCCAGTATTTGAGATTGAGGCTTGGATGGAATTTGGCACAGGATTAAGCGCGCGCGAAATTTTATCGAATCCACAATACACTCAAGAGGTACGAGACATTGCAAGAAGATTTTATCGTAATGGACGTGGTCGAATTATTGGACAGCCTTACCTTATGCCAGCCTTTTTTAGAAATACCGCTAATTTAGTGACGGATATTGAAAAAGAAATAAATAAAGATTTAGGATGAGAGACATATCAACCGACATACGAATTGCAGTAATTAATGCAATCACTCCTCTGACTCTTAGCGGAGTTACTATTCCAATTTACGATACGGAATTACCGCCAAGCGTAAACCCAGCCAACTACCAAGGCTCTGCCGCTTTCGTATTAATTACAGACCAAAACGAAGCGGAAACAACCAACAACGATTGTTCGATTAGACAAAATGCAACCTTTCAAATTAATATTGTAACAAAGTTCGCCCAAGGTAATGGCGGAAAATTATTGTCCGAAAATATTTCCAATGCGATACAATTAAAAATGAATCTTGACGATTTAGTTTTACCAGGAGATTTACAAGCCGTAAACATTCGAAAAAACTTTAGCCGCGTTCAAATTGAGCAAGGTAGCAGCCAAATAGCTTACCAAAAAATATTGTCTTACACCTTGGATATTTTTCAAGTGTCTTGATAATTGAAAATTTATGTATATTTGTTAAAACGAATAAGCAATGGCAACATATCAATTAGGCAATTTCTTTACTTTCGAATGGAACAACCTTCCTGTCGTTTGTAAAACTTCCGCTTCGGTATCTATTTCCAACGAATCCGTTGTTGTAAGAAACGACTGCACGGGTGACTATGGCGTTAGACTTGAGGGCGGCGACAAATCAGGTTCATTCTCTTTTAGTGGTGACCTAGATTTTGCATCTACTGGCGCATCTAACCTTTCAGCTTTTGACCTAATGGAAGACATTGGGAAAGTATTTGAATTGGTTTTTGGAGGCACAGAATCAGGCGACAAAATTATTACCGTTGACGCTCAATTAAACTCTGTTGAAATTACCGCCGAAAGAAACTCCCAAGTATCTTTCTCAGGAACTTTCGACTTTGCTGGCGCGCCTGTTATTAGCGTAATACCAACCTAAACAAAATATATGGCTAAGTACCATTCAGCTCCTTTTAAAGAAGGGGAGATTTTCTTTTACCCAAATTTGGGCGCTTTGGCGAACTTTGAGGATTTTACAGGTTTAGGTATTGCTTCGGCTTTTGATGGTCAGGCAATACCAAAAATAGACTTAATTTATGCATTGCTACACGAATGCCACAAAGTAGCTTGCCTAAGAAAGTCAACTAATCCAGTTTCATTGGATGAATTGAAAGTTTGGATTGAAGGAAAGGACGTAATGAAGTTGTTTAACGACGTTTTAGCCGACTTGCTTTTGGAGTTGGGAATTGGTGAAAGCCAAGAAAAAAAAACGTAAGTGAAGACGAAAGCGAGGAATATTCAGCTCGCGAAAATTTAATGCTGCTCGTGGGGCGCACTAAGGTGCCTTATGAGCAGCTTTTTTGTTTAAGCCGTAAAGAATTAAAGGCATTGGTAAAAGGCCACGAAATAGACCAAAAGGATATGATTGAGGCAATGCGAGTACAAGCAATAATTGGTTTGCAACCGCATTTAAAGAAAGGCGCTAACTTAGACCCAACTAAACTTTGGCCTTTGCCTTGGGATAATGTGGTTAAGCCTTTAGAGTCCACACCGCAAGACTTTGCTAAAGCAAAGAAATTGTTGGAAATTGCAAGTAAACTAGAAAGAAATGGCAAATCCAAAAATAGAGGTTGAAATAGGCGCGGTCATTGACGGACTGCGAAAAGGTTTTGGAGAATCAGTAAAGATTATTGAAACCTTAGAAAAACAAGCTTTAGATTTAGATAAGGCTTTAAGGGCTGCAACTGACTTGCCTACAATTCAAGGTTTAAATACCCAGCTACTTCAAACAAAAGCGGCAATTTCTCAATTAAAAAATGCTGGAATTGACCCGTTGACCAAAGCAACTTCAAATTATAATTCCGTTGGAATTGACTTTGCAAGAATTATTCAAGACGCGCCATTTGGACTTATTGGTGTTGGTAACAACATTCAACAATTAGCTGGCTCTTTTCAAATATTAAAAAATGAAACTGGGTCAACTTCAGCAGCTTTAAAAGCTGGATTTGCATCTATTTTTGCCCCAGGTAATGCCCTTGTTTTAGTAATTTCTTTGATAACCAGTGCATTAACTGCGTATCAAATGGGAGCTTTTGATTCAAAAGAAGAAACAAAGGATTTAGAAAAAGAAACAGAAACTTTTGACCAAACTTTAAGAAAGGTTATTGATTCTCTTGGTGCAGTTAGACAAGCAAGATTAGAAGGCTCTAAAAGTGCATCGGATGAGATAGTACAATTAGATTTATTAAATAGAGCTTTAACAGATACTAACCAACCACAAAATATAAGGATTGCGGCTTATAAAAAATTAAAAGAAGAATATCCGACTATTTTAAGCAATATAACGCAAGAAAAGGCGTTGGCAAATGGTTTGGGTGATGCTTATTTAAAAGTAGTTAACGCAATTACTCAAAGAGCCTCAGCGGTTGCAATCGAGGAAAAATTAGTTGAATTAGCTAAGCAAAGATTTGACATTCTTGAGAAAGAGGCTAACGAAGTAACTTTGCAAAATTCTCTTTTAAAACAACGCGAGTCTTTAATGAGTCAAATTGCCGAAAGAGGTATTACAATAAATAAAAATGGTTTAACGTTAGCTGAAATTTTTGGAGACCAAACAGTTGATTTTGCTTTGGTTGATTTAGGCGAGGGAATTGTTAATCTTAACAAACAATTTAATTTGCTTGGTAATGTAGTTGCACCAAAAACACAATCTGAATTAACAAAGAATGATGCAGCAACAGAGAAATTAAAAAATCAATTTTTCGACCTAAATTTAGAGTTATCTGACTTTTTTGAATTATCAAGTAAAACTGACGATAAAAGCAAACAACTTAAAAGGACTTTTGAAGATTTTTCTAAAATAGGTAGTATTTTGACCTTTGCAAAGCTTGAACAAGAAGGCAAGTTTTTTGAGGATATTGAAAAACAACTTGTGTCAATTGAATCAGGAGCCGCAAGAACAAGAGGTATTTACAAACAAAATACAGATGCAATTGCAGAATCCAGTAATGTTTTAAAACAATCATTACAAGGGAGCGGGATAAGTGTAGAACAATTTTACGCAGCAATAGCAAACGGAGCCGCTGAAGGATTTACCTCTTTAGAGACATTTATTGGTAGATTATCAGAAACTCAAGCTTTTATTAATCAAACATTTGCAATTTTAGAGCAAGGTGCAGAAAATACACTTGGTGATGTTGCTTTTGCAATTGGAGACGCTTTAGCAAGCGGAGGCAATGTTTTAAAAGCGGCTGGAGGTGCTTTACTTGGCGGTATTGCTGGTATTTTAAATCAACTTGGACAATTAGCCATTGCAACTGGTCTTGCAGTAGAAGGGATAAAAACTGCATTAAAAACCCTTAATCCAGCGGTCGCAATTGGAGCAGGTATTGCTTTGGTTGCTTTGGCTGGTTTTGTATCAAATAAAGCAAAAAGCTTGGGTGGTTCAAAAGGTGGTGGCGGAGGTGGTGGAGGCGGAGCTTCTTCGGTTGGTAGCTCAGGAGTTGGCGGTGGGACTTCTTTTGCTGGAGGTGGCCAAGGTGCTTTATTTCAGCAAAACAGAGACCTAAATGGGGAGCTTGTTGTGAGAGGCCAAGATTTGGTTTATGTATTTGGTCAGGCTAATGATAGGATAAATAAAGGATAATGAACCATTACAGATTATTGCTTTCCGTACGAAGTGGACTTGGTACGATAACAGTTAACGGAGTTGCGCCATTAGAATTCTACACCGAAGGGGATACGCTAACAATTGCAGTTGCGCCCGATTCAGGATTCCATACGGCGCTTTGGTATTCTAGCCCAGGTAATTCGTTTATTAGCTCGTCTTTATCATTTAGCTACACAATGCCGTCTAACGACGTTAAAATGTACGTTGAACTTAGCGGCCAAAATACACCGATTAATGACTACGGATTAAAATACGAAGGTGGTTACGCGACTAACTACGGCGGCTTAGTTTGGAACTTGCAAATACTTAGAACGGGTTATTCAGGCGCAGTTACACCGCTACAGATTAACGATATAACTTACAATTGGGGAAATACTGGAGTTGACCCGTTAGAGACAATAATTGGCTCGTCAGTAGATTTTACAATTGCTGGAGAAACTGGCGATTTCAACGAGTTTCTAGTTGGTGGCAATCGTACTTGG